CCGGGGCATCCTGAGATTGAGTGATGGCGATGACAATTTTGAAGAACGGACGCACGCGTCTGGCGTTTCAATTCGGTCGCGCGTCCGCCCTGCGTTCGGCCAGCGACGTGATCGACCAACTGCAGGCGCAACTTGAGGCCGAGCGCAAACAGCACGCCTTCGATGTCGCCGAGTCGGAGAAGCAAATTGCCATATTGATACGCGACTTGATGCAGGCGAAGTACGAGCTTGCCCAACGCAATCTGGTCGAGACCTTCGCCAAAATGGAGAGTCCATCAGCAAGGCTGCATTAGCTCAGCATGCGGTAGACCAAACGCGGCTGTTCTCCACCCACTGTGCTCAAGCGATCAGCGCCTCGACGTCGAAGGTGGGCGCGCGCATGGGCGTGACGCCGAACGCCATCGTCAACGCGGTCATGCCGTCGATCCTCCCCGTCGAGCGTTTCTTGGAAAGCTTCCTGTTGCCCGCGTCATCGAGCGCGATGACGCAATTTGACGCGCACCATTGCAGCACAGGATGCGCGCCATGGCGCAGTTTCTTTTCCAAGATGATGCTTTCGAGGTCGCGCAACGCGGGGCTCATGCTTTTGTAGCCTTGGCCAAAGCCTACGAACTTGTCCTCAATCACCCGCTCGCTGAAACCGGCGGCGAGCAACCACGGTTTCAAATGCTGCATGTTCCATCGGTCGAACGCGAGCCTGCCAACCCGGTGCTGATCGAACACCTGTTTGAGGTGACGCGCGACATACTCGTAGCTCACCGACGAACCGGGCGTCGTCTCTAAAAAACCTTTGGCGTGCCAACTATCATACGGCGTGCGATCGACGAGCGATTTATGAGCTAATCCATCGTTCGGCAGCCAAAAGGTTGGCTGCACATGCCACGTGCCATCGCGAATATCCTGGCCGATCAAAACGAGCGCGGTCAGGTCGCGTGTCTCAGAGAGATCAAGCCCAGCGAAGACGTCCCGCCCTCTTAAATCGAGCGGCTCGCCAGCGCAGGCCTGCCATTGCGCTTGCGAAATGAACAACGCGCTTGCCTCGACTCGCTGGTTGAGTACCAACCGGCGGTAAGCCGGTTCTCTCGCGGGCATCCTCTTAGCATCGGCAGCCATGGCGAGCACCTCGTCTGGATTTTGAAAATTGCCAAGCGCAGGGTTGGCGAGCTTGATCGTTGCAATGGCGAACGGGTCGGCGTCCGGCGGTGCCGAATATAGATTGCAGATCACCCGAGGATCGTGACCGGCGAGCGCATCGTCGATCAGGATCGAGAGCAGGTCGCTGTCGTTCGTCGCTTGGGTGCTAATGATTAACTGCAACGGCGCAAGCTGCGAGGCGGACGCGGTCGTTAAGGCTTCATACAATTCAGAGCGCGGGCCGCGTACCTGGCCTAGCTCATCGTGGCAAACGAACGCGGGCGAGAGGCCGTACGCGGTCGAGGCATCCGCTGACAGCGCGCGATAGACCGTGCCGCGCGCCGGGCACACCAATTGTTTCACGCCATCTTTGCAGACAATCGCATTGCCTAAGGCTGACGACATGCGCACGATCTTGGCGGCAAGCGCATAGAGCAGGGCCGCCTGATCGCGGGACTGCGCCGCGCTGTAAAGCTGGGAATTCGGGATCGCCGCCGGACCGACCAAATGCACGAGCAGCAGACATGCCGCGAATGTGGTCTTGCCCGACTTCCGGCCGACCGAAATGATGGCTCGCCGCGTCGTCGCGGGGTTGTCGTAGATGCACAAGATTTCCCGCTTCTGCCAGTCATCAACCGGATCGGCTGACCGATCAGGACGCCCTCGGGAACGCGGCACGTCGTCTCGATCCAGGCGATGATCTCCTCGCCGAAAGTTTGCTGCTCACCGCTTGGTATATCCGGCGTCATCGGTATTTCCCGCCAGCGCCGACGGCAACGTTCAGAAAGTCCCGCTGTGCCTCTGCCGCAAGCCGGTGCACGAGGCCGGGGCCGCGAGCTTCTGGCGGGTAGGCTGAAAGCTTATCGGCGACCAGCTGCAGGAAGCCGTCGCGGGCCGCTGGCAGCAAAGCCGACGCCAGTGCGGTGAGCGACTCCATTTCCTCGTCGGTGAATGAAAGCGGCGTCACAGAGCCTCTCCCTTACGCCAAATGAGCGGCACGCTACATGCAATCCGCTTGGATAATGCTTTCTTTGGGCCTCGGCACTCCTGCTGGGGTCTTTTAAACCGCGCGATACGGAGTTTGGGAGCGGCCGACCGCCACATTCGGGTCGATGTCGAACGATTCCAGCAGCGTTCTGACCGTCCGCTCCGCATCGGCAGGAGCCGCGGGCCCGGCGATAACCTCGGCTATCGAGTGTTTTTCCCGAACTGGCATCGCATGCGCAATATATGGAACGACATCGCTGCCGCGAATTCGAGTCTTGATGAATGGACGCAGTACCTCATGACTACCCAATATGATCAGGCGGACCTCCTGCTCGTGTTTGTACGCGGGATGTTTCGTCGTAAGGCAATTCCAGATCAGCTTGCCCGCCACCATTGATCTCGCGAGTTGCCACATGAACTCGTCGCGCACCGCATCATTTCCCAAGCACCCGCGTTCAACCTCGTGAAGGAGTACCTTGATCGCCGGTTCGAGCAAACTGCTGTGACGTTCGAGAACTTGGGCTACATCATAAACAACGGGCCCAACGAACACGTTATCGTCTGGTTGTTTGCCTTTTTTCTCTTGAATTTGAAAGAAGCGTGGCGATAAGCCAAGAGCGAAGCCTCGTCCATTATCGGCGTAGGCTCTCCATTGGCCGAGGTCGTCCCGTTCGGTGCTGAAGCATGCGATGAAAAAATCGAGCCTTGTTGCGAAGTTCCTTTGGGTCATTAGTTCGTCGACAATTTTCAAGAGTTCGACGACATTACTATCTGAGCCGTTCGCAAGTCCCCTGGTAACGTCGCGGCACATCGCAATGCCATGCAGCAGTTCGCTGGGATCGTTTAGATCGCGGTAATCGCTGAACCAAATACTTTGACTCTCCAGAATGCCCTTCAAGCCAAGAGCGGTCGTGTAGTGATAGAGCGTGGTCTGGATGGTTGTCGCCTTTTGCTCTGCAAGCAGCTTCTCGTCGATATCGGTATCGTATGATTCGATCACTGCAGTTAGCGGTGCTGGCAAAACCATGACTCACCGTATCGTTGAGAATCGTTCTTTAAAGGGGGCTAAAAGCCCATCACCAGTTCTTTTTAGGCCACCGGCACGTCGCCGTCCGTGGGCGTTCGTTTGTCGAGCTTCGCCGATGGCGTTAACCGCAGCCGCGTCGCCAGCGTGGCGCATAAACCGACCGTCTGCCGATGCACGCGCGCCAGCCTCTGATATCGTTCGCCCGTTCCCGGCTTGACCTTGCGCAGTGCCGCCTCCAGGCGCTGGCAGTGTATCGCCATCATCACGTAGCTCTCTAAGAGCGCTTCAGCGCCCGAGAACCATCCGGGTCGGCGGGCGAAGGTGAGCTTCTCCCAGAGCACGCGCTCCTCGGCGGATAGCCGTTCCGGGGCAGGCGGGCGGCCTACCCGGACGTCGAGAGCGGCCGGAACGACCGTCAGCGCTGCGCCAGAAAGGCGCCCGCGTTTGCGCAAGGAGCCGACGCGGTCCTGCCAGGATGCAATCGGGTCGTCGTCAGTTTCGGCCATTTCGAGCGGCTTTTCTGTCGCGTTTTTTTTGGGGTTAAAGCGTCGCGCCAACACGCCTTTCTGTCAATTTCCGCAAAAATTTTAAATTTGGTTTTCGGGAAGTTTTGAGAAGGTCCCGGGCCGCCGCGGTCCGAGGTGGGTCGCCTCTAATCGTTTGACCCCCCGCGCCCGCCCTGGAGACAGCCTCCGCAATGTTGCGGTTGGTGTGGATGGTCGCCCCCCTATGCGCGCAAGTCTGATGGGTGAATGGCTCGGCCTCCGAAGTCGGAGACGAGCCGCCTCAATTGGAAGATAGCGATGGTTGCCCTTGTGTCCCAAATTTCGTTGACATGATAACTCGGCGGACGGATGCTGGTTGTGAGCCACGGTATCTTCCACAGGCGACGGAGGAAGATCATGGCGCTCATCTCTTTAAATGCTCGGAGCGGAATTGCTGCCGCTGGCTTTCTGGCCGCGCTTGCGTTGGCCATTTAGCCTGGTGGCGACGGCGTCAGAAAGCCGCTTGATCCGCCCGGCGGTCAAATGCGGGTCCGCTTGCCGAGTTATGGATGGGAGACTTCCACATGACAAGAAAGCTTCTTCTAGTCGCGACCGGTGCTGCAGCCCTCTTTGTCCTATAAAGAAAATAAGAAGCCATGGGACGGTTGCCCGCGTCTCGGTTGGGCCAAAATACCATCATCCGCCAAGGACTTACTGTTTTCATCCTGCCAGGGTCGGCTGAAAGCCGGTGGACAACTCACTCCTGCATACGCCGACACCGTATGGGATTTTAGCACTCCAACCGGTCTCCTGGGGACGGCGCCGACGGCCACCCCACCGATATCGATCCAGCCCTACACAGGTAGTGACGGGTTCAGTGTTATCACCGCTTCAGGCTTCACTGCCGGGGGGTTCCCAGTAGCCCTGGTTGGACAAAATAATGGCACCGACGACGTGGGCCTCGGCCTTAATAACGATCCCGATGGTGAAAATGAGATCTCAGCTGGCAACTTTGTTCAGCTCGATCTTCGGCAGGTGCAGTTTGCTTCTCTCAACATGAGTTTTCAGGCGTCGAGCCCGTTCCCCAGTCACATCTTTCAGGCGACAACGTCGGAGGACCGCCCACCAAGCCTGATGCCTGGCACCCGCCGCACGCCAATCGGACGCCATCCCGGTCCGAGGATCACCCCCGAGGCCGTGCAGTTGTTTGCCGAAGGACGCCGATTGCAGAAGCGGCCACGCACCGAGAAGAATTATTACGCGTTGCTTGATATCTCCAGCCAACTCGATCACGCACTCGGATTGCAGCCGTGGAATGATTGTCCGCTGCTTGACTGCGGCGGCAATGCTCCGCCGAAGTGGATGACCCACGAGCCTGAGATTGCTGATTGGTGGCGGTCGAAGCAGATTCGACGCGAACTGGAGCAGGCGCTCGAGGCTCAGCGCGAGGCTTGAAATGCCCGGCACCCGACGCATTCCGATCGGCCGCGTGCATACGCCGACAATCACGAGCACAGCCGTCAAGCTGTTCGCCGAGATGTAGGCGACCACATGCACCTGCCCGCCGCGCGATTGGGACAACCTCGAGAGTTTTGATTGCCGAGTGTCCTGGCTGCAAGCCATGGTGCGAGCTGCATAGCCACCTCTGGCACGAACTGCGCTGCAAACTCTGGCAGTGGCCCTGCATCCAACGCCCCAGCGCGCGCTCGCCCTATCCCAAGGGCTCTCACGCCGATCTCACTTGGAAGACCGATCTCGAGGCGCAGCAGCGATGGCACCACCTCGAGGCGGCGCTCGCTGCTCAGCGCAAGGCTGCTCCTGAGGCCCGACGTGTAAAGGCCGCCGAGCAGCAAGCCCCGGTACCGGCGACATGATGCCGATGCGGGCTGACCGATTCCCAGCTGCAGGAGGTTCTGCAAACGGCGGCGGCAGGTTAGGCGCGCTGGCGGCCACCTTCTGGCGTGTACGTCGCGGTCGCAGCCTGGCGGTTCTCCTTGCCTCGCTTGAAGGCGCGCAGGAGGCGGGCGCGGAATCGATTGTCCATCCGTACAAGCTGTGCGTGCGACCAGTCGCCGACCTGCTCGTCGCCAGGCTGCGGTGGAGCGTCGCGGAAATATTGCTGCCACCGAGCCGCGTCGGCCGCCATGGCTGTCTCGTGGATTTGCAAAACGGGATTCGGCAATAAGCTAAAGCAGGACGCGGCAAGAAGTAAAACAACGCGGCCTTGGGAAGGCCTTGCACAACGGGCACCCGGATAAAGCACGTAGCGACGCCAATCATCCGCCTTGCTGGCCCACGCTGGAGCCACCCGCGAGTTCAGATCACGCCGGGCCTGACGCGTACAGCAATGACGATGTCGACCTCCTCAGAGGTAGCGTAATCGCGCAGGTGGGGTGCTGGCGGCGGGGCCGTCCCGCGGCGGGCAGAACTGCGACCGGCTCTCCGTCCAGGCGGCCGCGAATAGGGATTCCACTTTGGCGGCAGCGCATCCCAGATGTTCTCCATGGCCTTCCACCTGATCCTGGCTACTTCAGCTGATTAAGCAGCTTAATCGCACCGGCATCGCGCCGATGAGCGAGCGCGCTCACTCCGCCGACGGCATAGACCGCCACCGCACGTAGAAGCTCGGCTAGCTGGCGCGCGGCCCCGGAATCGAAGCGGCAATAGACACCGCGGGTCAGGCACGCGATATTCCGGAACGTATGCTCGACTTCGCGGTCGCCACCCTCCTGAAACATGAACGCCGGCACTCCGAGGCGCCTAAGCTCGCCGGCTTCATGGGCGAGCGTGTGGGATTTTCCTCCATCGCATCGCTGACGAAGACCAGGCCGCTCACGCGCAGTAGCTTGGTCTCCTTCTGGGCGTGGATGAGGACTTTCTCGATCTGGGTATGCCCGGCATTGCAAACGATCTGCGACATGGTCTTGGCAAGCTATTCGGGGCGCGAGATCCAGCTTGAAGCTCGGCACTCGCCTAACCCCCGGTAATACACCAGCTGCATATCGAGACCACCAACGGTAGCGACTTCCTGGAACATCTCGGCCTGCAGCTTACAAGCGGTGTCCCAGGTCGGCTGCCGGCTCGCAGTGGCATCGAGGGCGTAGATGAGCCGACCGCGCGAGCTCGGGCTGGGCGAGGCGAGCTTCTTGGTCTCGGCAAGGAAGGCGTCGACTTCGGAAGGCGGTGAGGCGGCCACCGAGCCGCTATCACGCGCCGCCACAGAAGATTTGCTTTGGTTTTCAGTCATTTTGATCCTCCCTTTCACTCCTTCATTCCCGGTGGGACAGGTTGGACCGGTGGGACCTCTACTATTAGCTACGCGCGAGATGACGGACAAAAAATGTATAGAGGTCATGAAAACGATCTTGCAGCTCCACCCGGTCCACTCCACTTACGTGACCTCCAAGAGACGAAAATCAGCGCGGCCTGAGCGAGCTTGTCCCCTGATCAGCCAATATCTGCGATCGTTGGCGATCCTTCTCACCACGCGCCCGCTAATTCGACGCAGCCTTCCCCCAGCCGCTTGGCCGAGATGTCGCCATTCTTGTCCCCTGCCACGCGTAGGAGGAATTGTTTGAACACCGGAAGGTTGAAGCCGGCAGGTGGCTTGCACGCCTCCTCGATGATGCGGTTGGTCGTGTAGGGCGTATCGAGATCAAGCTCGTAATCCAGCCACAGGTCGAACAGCTCCCGAATGTCAGAAAGGTCAGGATCTTCAGCCTGGCTCGCATCGATCGATGCGATCGGGTCCGGCTCCCCCAGCCAAACGAGCGGGCTACGAACCATCGCCGACCATTCCGCGTAGCTGCCGAATGGTCCGCAAACCGGCGGTGACCCGGCCGTCAAGTACGCGCGCACTATTGTAAGCGCAGCGGCAACGTAGGTGCTTCGATTACCCGCGGCCCGCCTCAAGGCATCCTGTTTGAAGGTCCGCAGTTCCGGTCGCTCATCGAGCGTTTCGAGGTCGCATATGAGGCCCCGGCGGACCATGTCGCCCTTGAATGTGATGTTGTTGCCGGTGGCAAAAATGGCGGTGTGGCACTCGCAGTCCGGCATCTCGCTGCGGCCAAGAATTCTGATTTTGATCATCGGTCGCTCGGCGATCTGGCACAGGAGCTCGCCGCTTAGATCGTGGGTGCAGTTATCAAGGGAGATGATCGACATGCCCCCCAGGATCACAGACCCGAGACGTTTCTCCGTCTCCTCCGCGTTCTGCGAAGCGGTGATGACGGGGCAAATTCGACCCGTGGCGACCGTTGCAATAACGTCGATGAGGTAGCTTTTGCCCGTTCCCAATACATGAGCCCGGATGAGGTGCATTGGCGCAGCGGGAAGCGACCCGCGCACCAGTGCCGTCAGCAGCCCGGATAGCGCGACAGAGCGGTTGAGTCTCTTTTTCCGCTCCTCCCCCGTCCCTTTGAAAGAAAACTCAGACAGCAAATCGGTCAGCGTTTTAAGCGCGGCTCGCGCCTCCTGCTTGCTCGAACGTTCCGGGATCGGTGGGAGTTGAAATCCCGGCATTAGGTAGAGCTCGGATTCCGCGTCGTAGCCCGGATCGGCCAGGAGCGAGCCATCGGCGCGCAGAGTGGGAGTGGTGATGACGCCGCTCACATGCGGAAACGGCCAGCGTCGTTCGCTTGCAAGTACTGTGCGCACAACCTGCAACGGCGGATCGATTTCAACCCAGATGTTACGTTTGCGATCGTACTTCTGAAACTCGGCGGATTCGGCGGTCGGCCCCAGAAATGAATCGGGGCAGAAGGCGCGTAGCCGCGCGACCACGGTTTTGCGTCCCCCGGCTGCCAGCATGGATTCGGCGACGGGCTCCACGAGCGCACCAGCGCGGGAAAAAATCGGCAAACCGGATGTGAGCAGTGCGTTCTCGGCCTCGCTGAGAATTCGTGGCAGCTGGCCTGCCGGACGTGGACCGGTCCGAGGCCGTGGTTGCGGTCGGGTACGCGGCCGTGTCCGAGCGGCCTGTGCGGCGCTGTTAATGGTGGCTTCCACGGATGCCGCGCCGTCGTCGGCGACGAGCCCGCAAGTCTGGGCAGCCTCGAATAGCCGATTGCGGACCTCTTCCTCCTCGAGGCCGCCGCCGGCGACGATCTGAAACAGGTTGAACGCAGCCGTGTTGAGCGAATCGTTGCGCGTGCCCGGTTGCGCGGCAGCAACCGCCTTGCATTCACGATCGAGTGCCGCGCGGGCCCAGGCGTTGGCGCGCGTCGCCTTTGACTTGGTAAGGTCGATCAACCAGTCGGGTGCTGGAACGGGCCGATCGGCGCCGTCGGGGTCCCAACGATAAAACCCGCCGTTGGCGTTTCGGCTCGGCGGCAGGCACACATAGCCGCCCTCGCCGCGTACATCGATGCCAGGACCAATCTTGCCGGCGCTGTTGCGAATTTTGATGTTGCTGTTCCAGGTGAAGATCAGATGGCGGCCACCGCGCGGAGTAATCGTCATCAGCGTCTTCGGTATCTCGCCACGCTGTGTGATGAGCTGGGCGAGCGTCGCCATGCCGTCGACTTTCTTCACGGGGTCGACATCGAGGTCGATCACCCACATGCCGCTGGCAGATCCAGTGGGCGCGGCAACCATCGCGTTCGGCCATCGTGTCCACTAAGTGCGGATTTGGTCCTCGTCCACGGTCGCGTCTTTGAAGCCGTTTGGAGTGAGCGGCTTCTTGTCGAGCGGATTGGTGGGAAAGACCGGAATGCCCCGGCGCGCGTAATCGAGCGCGGCATCGAGCTCGCTGGGCGCCGTATTGGCTTGTGGTTGCGGGCTCATGTGACCTTTCCTCCAAGTTTGTAGAACAGGCTGTGGAGATATTGATGCTGCCGCGGCGTCGGCTCGCGCCCGTAGACGGTCCGCGACGCCATATCGTCGATGAACTCGTGGTGCTTGATATCGAGCCGGTGCTTCTGACGCTGCACAAAGAGCGCGACCTCGGTCCATTCAAGCGTTCCATCAGTGTTGCGGAACGCGCCGGTCCCATGCTGCCTGGCCTCCGCCGCCTGGACGCCTTCGGCGTAACCAACGGCGCGGGCGTTCTCGATCTCGGCGCGTATCCTTTGCTTGTCGGCGTCGCTCAGACCGCCGTTCGATTTTTCGATGCGATCGGCGAGGGCATGAATGTCGACGCTTCTATCCTCGCTGATGGTCCGCCGGGTTCGTTGGACGCCAAGTATCGCGGCGGCGCGCTCGCTATCGTTGGGGCTCAGCAGCATGCGGATGCAGGATGCGAGTCTGCGAGAGACTGATCCCAGCTGATCGGGATTGGGGACGCTCATGGCCCGCTCCGACGTCCGAGCTTGCTGCCAAACGGCGGTTGAGACTGCAGAGCAAGTCTTAGGTCGTACAGATGCCGGGCGACCATTCGCCCAAGAATGAGTAGCGCCGCGAGGTCGAAGACATCTCCATCGGAGTAACAGCCATTGAAAGTCAGTTCGGCGCGCTGCCGGATTACGTCTGTCAACACCTTCAGTGCTGGCTCAAGCTCCGGCCACGCTAGTTCTCCGGGCTGACGCCGAAAGCCAAGCTCGTTGATAACCCTGGCCATCTCGTCCAGCGTTGTGGCGATGACAGCGATGGGGTCGAGTGCGCTCATGCTTACCTCCAGCACCGCTCGCGATGAGAACAAACTCGGCAATGCCAATCCGATGGGTCGTCATAGCCGCGCGGCAGCAATTCGCCCGCGCGTGTTGCTTCGATGATGTTGACGGCGCGATCAGACCAAAACTGCGCGCGCTCGGCGTTGAACGACACGAAGAAATGCAGCCATTCACAGGTGTCGGCGTTCATGGCTGTGAACAACGCGGGATTGGTGATGTTGAGATAAGCCTGATAGAGCGCCACTTGCGCGGCGTATTGCGGGAAGGTCTTTTCGAGACCGTCACGTTCCAGCGCGCGCCAATTCTTGGCGTTGATTGCTTTACACTCCCAGATCAGGGGATAGATCAGATAGGCGCCCGACAGGTCGGGACCGTGAATGATGATGCCGTCGGCGTGGCCGCGCAGCGCACCGTTTGCGGCGGTGAACGCTAGCGCCTCGGGCGGTGCAAATTTGAAACCGGCAGCCACGAGATGCCGGCGCGTTCGCTCCTCGAAATAGTGTCCCCGACCAAAAATCTCGCGCGTCCTGGCCGCGAGCACGGGTTTGCACCACCAGTCAAATTGGATGCGGCGCAGGCAGTCGTGTCCGACGATCGACGCGCCCAAATAGGGGCGTGGCAGCTCCGCCGCCGTCGCCGCGGCGCGCTCGATGGCATCGTTGATCGCGCCGTTGATCGGCTCGATCGATAGATTAGCGCGGTTGAGGTTAAGCATCGCATCGCTGCTGCTTTAAGCGCTGTGCCTAGAGCCCTTTCCCCATCGGAAATTGCCGCACCAGTAGATCGGCTGGGATCGGCTTCTTGCCGGTCATCTGCTTCATGAAGAAGTGCAGGCCCAGATCACGACAGTGGTCGCGGATGCGCCGCGCCCAGGCGGCGTCCATGATGCGCGCGCCGGGCCCACTCTCGCCGCCGCAAATGATCCAGTCGGGCAAGACCCCGTTCGAGGGCGTCGGCGTCAGCGGCCCTAACGCGGGCTCGTAACTCACGAAGTGAACCACCGCCGGAACGCGCGCCAGGATCGGCCAGCGCTGCTCATAGTGTTCCTGATCCTCGGTCGTCGTACCGAGCCACACGTTGGCATAGCCGTCGTCGCCCCAGTCAGGTGGCAGCATCTTGGCGATATTCTGCGGGCGCTTCGTCAACACCTGCCAATCCAGTTCAGGCGTCTCACGGATGAGACGGAAGAGATCGGCGCGCCACGCCTCCGGTACCTGGTTGTCGAAGACGTCCGCGAGCGAGGCACAGAAGATGCGGCGCCGGCGGTTATACGCACGCGCAAACGCTGGTGCATTGGCATTCAAGCGCCGCGGGTTGTTCCAGGTGGCGGCGGACGTGCGCCGGCGTTCTGCCTTCGGTCCCCAATCTCCGCCGGCGGTCCATTTGCGGAAGGCGTTCTCTTTCTCGGCGTAACAGTTTTCGCAGCCGGGCGACACGTGTTGACACCCAATCCACGGATTGAACGTGCTGTCGGTCCATTCGATCTTGGTGATGTCACCCATTTGCCTCTCCCTAAAGGCCAATCTCGTCGTTGAACTCGTCGGGTGTCATCAGCGGCCCGCCGGCTGCGGCATTGGCCTGGCGCGCGATTGCGCTTGCGCTCGATTTCCTCGTGACGCCGCGCTCGCTCGTATCGCGCGCGATCATGGCCTTGCGGATCAGCGGCATCGCCTTGAGCAGAAATTCGATGATGGTCTCGCGCGGCCACACCGCGATCGGTTGCGACCAGTCGATATCGGGGCAGGCATTTGCCAGGTCGGGCAAGATCGCCGCCACCGCACCTGCGTCCCATGGCTGCGGATCAAGTGCCACCATCCTGATGGTGCGCTCGGTGTCGAGTTGCTCTGCGGCAGCCTGCTGAGCTCGCACGCCGATCCAGGCGAACAAGATCGGGGCGACGATCCAGCCCCATTCGGTATCGCTGAGCCGCCCGATCGGCGTGCCGGGCGGGATGGGGCCGTCCATCTGGACGACCCCACGCGCACCCGCGATGGCGGCAGCGGTAGCGTCCCGGTTTCGCCGCTGCCGTCGTTTTTCGGCTTGCCCTTCTCGACGCCGATCTTGCCGATGAAGGTCTTGCCTTCGAAATCTTTGAGGCTGACCGTGCGAGCAGCACGCGCTTGCGGGCTTGCATCATCGGGCTTGAGGCCAAGTGCGGAATCGAGAATGCCTCTGAGCGTGCCGTGGTTAATCTTCACGGACTCGGCGTGTCCGTCGGTGGTGCCCGCCAGGATCCAGTATTCAAAGATCTTACGACCCTTGTACGGTCCATCGACGACGGTGAGCACGGCGTCGAGCATCTCGCAGTCGCCTTTTGCGCTGCGCTTGAGCATGCCATCCTCGCCGACACCGCCGGGGCGAAGGTGTAGGACGCACGGCGCGATGGTGCCGTGAGGGATCGGCTCGAATCGCTGCGGCGGAGCATCGGTGTAGTCGTGGGGCATGATGTACCTCCTATGTTTAAGCGGGTTGCTCGGGTGGAACGATGGTGAATGGTTTGCGCTGACCGGGACCGGTTAGCTTCTCGATCAGCGCGCCAAGGTTCGGCGGCTCAAACTGTTCGAGCCGGCCGCTTCTATCCTTGGCCGGATAGGCCCACTTATTGGGGTTTGTGCATACGAATGCGCGTACGGGCTTGCGGTCGCCAAAGTCGACCCAGGCCATCGTAATGATCTCGTCGACGATCGCCGGCAGTTCGCGCCCGGTTTTCCCACCCTCTATCTGTGGCTGCCAGGTCGCGACGTTGAAGTCGTCGACGTTCTTCTCGAGCACCGCCACGAAGACGACAGTGCGCTCGCGCGCGTGCTGTAATTGGTTGAGCCAACCCAGCATGCTGCGCGCGTGCAACCCGTAGGTCGCGCGCAAATCCTTGCGCCCGCGATCGCTGGTCGCTTCCGGCTGTAACTCCGCCCACGCAAAGCTAAGCCGGGCTGCGGCGGTCAGGCTGTCGATGAAAAGGGTTTTATATGACGCAAGCTGCGCGAGCTCGGGGCTCTTCGTTACCTCACTGAAGTGCGCCTCGCTGTAGCAAGCAGTCGCCGGCAACGCCGGATTGGGACCCCCGAGGGCGCAGGCGAGATCGCGGCATTCGTTCCATGTGCGCGGGCGCACGCTCGCAACCGGAACATCACTCACGGCAAGATGCCCAGCCTCGATATCGACAAACAGCGTTGATGCGAGCGTTTCAGCGTTCAGGGTGCGGAGCAAACTGGTTTTGCCGATGCCGCTCGGGCCCACGATTAAGATTTTCGGGCCGCTCTTTTCGGCACGCCTTTCATCTGCGGTGATGATCTTCATGGCGCGGCCGCTAGTCATGGCACGGTATCCAACTGTTCACGCTCATAGCTTTCGAGGACTTCGCCATCGCGCTCGTAATGCGCTTCAACAATTGACGGCGGAGCCTTCTTCATCCGCGACTCGTATGCCGCGCGTGCGAGACGTACGCCGCGGCCGAGATCCAGAGCTTTGGTCTTTTGAAACGTGGTCATGCGCGTGACCTTACCGTCGGCGAAGGTGGCGACGAAGGTGGGAGATCGCTCTTCCCGGAGTCGGCCGCCGCCTTTACAGCGTGGTGCTCTTCCGGGAAGCAGGCGCTCGCGGATATTCACGTTGTCTTCCTTGGTTCTTTTTGTCCGTCTTACGAAACCGTCGCGTACGGCGGTTTGGTAAGACGGAACCGGCTGCATTCGCAGCCGGCGCGTCAGCAGCAATCACGCAGTCGAGTCCAACAAGGTGTCGACGGCGGTGTTGAGATTGGGGTAGTCCCGCGCCACGCGCTGTTGTTCGCTCTCCTCCATGGCCGCGAGGTAGTCGAACGTCCCGTAGATGCCGAGTTCGGCGACTGCCGCCTTGAGATGCTCCTCCGCGGTCACCACCTCGGCGGCGGTGGCGAAGCTCTTGACTTCGGCGGTCTTGAAGAAGTCGATGATGCCCACCGGATTGACGGCCTTGGCGGCCTCGAACGCCGCTTTCATCTCGACCAACGGCTTGACCAACTTCGCCGCGGCCAACAGGGAGATGCAGCCCGCGCGCACGTCCTCCATCAGCTGGACGTCCCCGCTTTGCTGGAGTAACCGCCACGCCCCGATATACGCCGCGTTGCTGTTCGTCCGCTTGGCCGCTTCGGCTACAGT